TTTAGCTATATCATTATTCTTGCCTAATCTTAAACCATGATAATTGTCAGGTAATCTATTGATCTTAAACTCATGTGCTACTTTGTTAAATGCTTCCTGATCTGATCGTTCTTTTCTCATCTCGCATCTGTCAAACCATTTGTCTAATACCTTCTTGTCTTTGATGCCTACAATACCAGTTTGCCATCTGTCAGTTCTTACTGCATGATCTTTAGATAGTAGGTAATCGTCTTTAATCATATCAAACATATCAGATATATCTTGTTTAATTTCTATGTCGCAATCTAACCAGATTATTTGTGTTGCAGGAACTTGCATTATAGCTTTAGGTTTATAGAACCAAGTTCTGTCATCTGTTGCAACCATTAGTTCATTTGGATATTTTTTAAGCATACCAAAGTTTGCTATGTATAATGGAATCTTAATATGCTTATGATAACCTTCTAAGAACCAATCTAATATGTCTATAAAATCTCTATTAGCACCAGTTACAAAAGCTTTCATAATTGAATCTTAACAGTATTTGTATAAACATTAAACCAGTCTGATGAATAATCACAATCCTCGTACTTCTCAAAATAACAACCACCTTCTGTAAAGTGTATGTTCTTAGCATTAGGATTGTAAGGATATTCTCCTGCTAACCAATTCCATTCTAAAGGTAAGCCACCAACCTGATTATCTTCTAGCCATTTGAATTGATGAAGTTCTAATCCTGATGAGTTATGAATATAGTGTCTTGATAGCTTTGCACATTTAGACGTATTCATTAGCATTAGACTAGACCAGTTCTTTTTTTCATAAACAGTTTGTATTTGATTATTAAACTTTGATTCGCTTTTAGGTGTGTAGTTGTGCTGACAACACATTACAGCATAATCATCATTTCTTAAATCCCATAGTTCTTTGATGTCTGCTTTAAACAGCATATCGCAATCTAGGAATAATGCCCAACCATCATAGTTCATAAGATAAGGAACTATGAATCTGCTAAATGAAAACTCGGTAGATGATAAACTATTTCTTGGTCTATTAAATGAATCTTGAATGTTAGGTAAGTAGATTGGTGTAAAAGATACTGGTACTGAACTATGTCTTAGTATGCTCTCAGCTAGTATATGGTAAGCTATTTTCTCTTTGCTATCATAACCGATAAATACATTAATCATTTAGTTATTTGATCTTATGCTTTTATCTAATTCGTATTCTAGTTTTTTAATGTATATTTGTTTGGCTTGTACTTCCTCGTTGAGTCTGTCTATTTCTTTTCTAAGTTCGTAAATAATGACTTCTAAGTCGTGTGTTCCACGAAGTTTTTTATCAATCATATTTGTTGGCTTTTTTCTTCCACACATTTGAACATTAAATCCTTATATATAATACCTTGTTCGTTTAAAGTTTCTATAATTAAATCTCTTTGTTTATAGCCAAAATTATAACAATCTTCTTCTGTCTTAAAAGTTCTATTATCTTCCATCTTCAAAAATATGGGTCTATATTCATAGCCATTAGAAATAAATAGTAGGAATACTATAAAATATTCCACTACTTTTTCTTATTCTGATATGCCCTCAAATATCTTCTGCCTAAAGCTACTGCTTCAGATTTACTTTTACCTCTATAACCCCAAGCTTCTAATGATAGTTTTAATCTAGTCTTGCGACCCTTAGCATCAAACAATCTACCTCTACTGCTTCCCATTCTAACTAAGAACGAACCTTTACGTCTATACTCAGTCAAAGTATCTGGTCTTGACTTAACTGGTGGTCTTAGATTGCCACCTGTTGCTCTATTGTATCTTGCTCTCCCAGAACTGCTAAGACCACCTCGTGGGTTCTTATCACGTTTTAATAGACTAAATTTTCTCATACTTTTTTAAATTCAACTTTACTGGTGCTTGTTTCTTAACTTTAAGATTGTGCTTTTTCATTAGCAAGTTCACAATACATTGATGACAAGCTTTTATATGTTGCTCTAATTTGTTTACCATAAGTCTTTTACAAAATATACATTTACTCATTTTTAACTTCTTTTAGTTCAATTTCTTTAGGTTCTTCAGCTATATCATATATTGGTAAAGGAATATTGTCGTCAGATTCAAGTATTTCATTTCTTTGTCCAAGCATTTGTTTACCAAGCCAAATAAGCATAACTACGTTTCCCTTCTCAACTGCCATCTGCCATTGTTTCCTTCTAAGAGATATATTGCCTTCTGATCTCCCTTTGTCTATTTCTGCTGAAAAATTATTGTGTAAAGTATCTCTATGGCAACCAAAAAAGTCTGCCATTTCTTGCATAGTACAATGTAATCTAGCTAATCTTTTGACTTGTTCTGGGTCAATATCAAGCTTTGGTCTGCCTACCTTTTTCTCCTCAGATTGAATTGTAGGTTTTTCCTGTTTGCTCATGTATAGCTTCTTTTCCTGTAAATTGTTGCCACCTTTGTATAATTACATCACAGTATTTTGGATCTAACTCCATTAATCTAGATTTACGATTTAATTTTTCACAAGCTATAAGTGTACTGCCAGAACCACCAAAACAATCAATAATTATATCTTCGCTCTTACTAGAATTTTGTAATGCTTTACAAATTAATTCAACTGGTTTTTGTGTTGGATGCACGTATTTAGAAGTTGCACCTCTGCTCATATACCAAACATCAGATTGAGATTTATCTCCATACCACTGGTCTCCACAGTAGAATATAAATTCGTGTTGTGGTCTATAATGACTTAATCCTAATCCAATAGATTTTTTATCCCAAACTATACAGTTTTTAATTTTAAAACCAGATTCGCTTAATGCTTTATGAAATTCGCTGTAAGTTCTCCAAGTAAAACATATATATGATGCAGATCCTTGTTTAGCTTTTGTTAATGCAATACTTAAACTTTTTTTAACTAATTCAATTAAAGCATTATCTCTTAAATCATCATTTATAATCATACCATGTGCTTTTACTAAAGCACCTTTTGGTGTACTTCCTTCTGCTCTACCACCACCATAAGACATTCCATAGGGAGGATCGGTAAATATCATATCAGCTTTTTCTAAACATAATTTATCAAAGTTATCTGTTAATGTGCTATCACCACACATAACTCTATGGTTTCCTAATAACCAAATATCATTTAGTTTGGATTTTATTGTTTGAGGTGCTTCAGGTACAGCATCTTCATCGGTTAAACCTTGATTTTCTTTTGTTAATAAATCTTTAATAAAATCATCTTCAAATCCTAATAAACTTAAATCAAATTTATCTGCTTCTAATCCTTCAATCTCTACTGATAACTTTTCTAAATCCCAACCTGCATTAAGTGCTAATTGATTATCTGCTATTATTAATGCTTTGATTTGTGTCTTGGTTAATCCTTCAACTACAATGCAAGGTACTTCTTCGTGTCCTAATCTTTTAACTGCTTGTAATCTACCATGTCCAGCTATGATTGAATTGTCAGGTGCTAGGAGTATTGGGTTTGTAAAGCCGAACTCTTTAATGCTTGAAATAAGTTGTGTAATTTGTTCTTCGCTATGAGTGCGAGAATTGTTTATATAAGGAATTAAGTCCTTAACCTTCTTTTTAATAAGTTCCATATTAACCGACTATGTTCGTTAAATGTTTTATTAAGCTTTTTTTAACGATTTGTAAAGGAACTCTAGTAAATCTTGATTTTGATATAGGATATGACAAAGACCATTAGCTGTTGAATTGCATACCAGTTCTTCAGCTTTTGCTGGTAATTCAATTAAATATTCCGAATGTATCATGTGGCACAGTTCGTGCAGTAGTGTGTTAATTGTTTGAATATTATCTAATGATTTGTCTAAGGTAAGTGTGTTGGAGTCGCAGTCAAATTCGCCAAAAATCTTTTTCTTAGATGCTTGTTCTTTGTCTATTAGGTTTAGATTAATAATCCTGCTTCCAAAGGTTATTTTATCTAAGTTCATTTTCTTTTAAGCTTCTTTGCTATATAGAGGTTTTTAACAAAGCTGTTTTTCTTGCCGAACTTTTGACCTGCTGAACGTCTTGCAGATTTATAAGCTTTTGATTTAGTGTTGAAAGGTTTTGGTCTGCCAAGTTTAGAGGGTCTTTGTCTTTCCCAAATAGGTTTTTTCATTTCTTTTTTCTCGGCATCTTTAATGGCTTTGGTCTATAAAGTCTATAAGTTCCTTTGGTCTTTACTTTGTTTGTGTAAAGCTTGTTTAGTGTTGTTGATGTAGTCTCATTAGCCATTATATTTTGCCTTTGTATTTAATTAGTATCTGCTTAACATGATTTGCGTATTCTTTGCTAGTGCTAAAATTATCTAAAGTATCTGCTAAAATCATTGGGTCTTTTGTTCTATTTCTTACAATTCTAAATTCTTGGTAATGATGATTAGTGTTTAGTAGGTGAATGTAGAATTTAACTGATTGGCATTTGGTTTTGAATGTTTTAACTCGCCAATTTATTGATGGGTCTTGTTTAAGTGGCAACATACCATTCTTAGACCATACTCTTATGCCAAATAAGTTTCCACCTTCTATTGCAAATCTTGATGTACCAAAATTAGATTCTACGATTGCTTGTGCTATGATTAATGATGATGGTATTTGTTCTTCCTTCCTTATCTCTAGGTTATGAAAAGCAATACATTTCTGCATACTTGAAATAAACCTTTCGCTAGAGATATTTTCTACTTTGGGTTCAAAGAACCCTATTTTTCTGATTTCTTCTATTGTTTTTTGTCTAATGATAGACTTGGTGTGGTCATTCGGAAAGAATGTGCCAAGTACAAAAACAGAAAACAAGAATAAACAGACAATAGAATAGTCCCATAGTTTTATACTAAGTATTTTTGAGTTCATGTTAAGGTTATGATAACCTTCCGACTTTGCAGTCTATCTGTGATTGTTATTCCTCGTCAGAATCTTCTTCATCATCTGAGTAATCATCATCTGAATCGTCATAATCAGATTCATCATTCTCATACTCATCAAGACTTGATTCTAATTGATCTCTAAGTTTAGCAATCATATCTTCCATTTTTTCTAATTGCTTTAGAGTTTTTTCTATTGTTTTTTCCATAACTATTTCTCCTGTTAGTTAATGGCGAATCACTAATGATATTTTAGGATTAAGTAAATATATAAATTTTAAAGGGGGTAATGTTTCAACCCCCATACCTATATAGTTATTTGTAGTTATAAAGATATTATTGTTTTATTTCAAGAGTTTAATCTGTGCAGAACCCATTTTTCGTAATCTTCTGCGTCAAGTTTTTCACGCATAATTTCAAACTCGTTCTTTTCTCTTGGTTTCTCAATGATCTTGGTTTTTAAGTCTTGCAAGGTAGGAATAGTAATTTTCTTTGGTGTATTAGACATATTGCTAAGACTTAACATATTTTTATCTATACTAGTAGTATTAGTATAGTATTTATTGTTCTGTCTGTCGTTTTGTGTGTCAATTAGCTTAACTTCACTCAAATCATTAACTTGAAAT